AAAGATCTAAGAATAGAATAAGGAAGAGCTAAGATTTTGAATTTATAAATTGAAGGATAACTTTAAAACCCAAGATGGCACTTGATTAATCTTTGCTGTGCATTAAAACTACTCTCAGAGATACAAAACCAACCAACCAAACCACTCACAGAGATAACTATTGGTTTATTCTGTTTTCTTGAGTCCATCTTAAAGGTTCTATATTTTTCTGGAAAATTGTCTTTTTCATTTAATTTATGAAATTCACTGGCATTGGATTCAAATCTATTCTGTAAGTATAATTTTGTCCCACTTTCATTTCTAACATTGCTTAAATACTCTTTCTCTTTTTTGGGGGGGATTTGTATATTTATTGGTCATGTTTTTGTGTTATTAATCCTCTATAGTTGCTTTGTTTTCTAACTTACTGATTTCTGGTATTATCTTTGTTTCTTTCTATTTTCTTAGGTTTTACTTCCTAGTTCCTTGAAAATTAATTTATTCCCAATAGTTTGGTGTTTTAATATATATTTTTAAAGTTGTAAATTTGTGTAAATAGTCGTTGTTTTAAACGGCTATTTTTTTATTATTTGTTGCCACTGCTACCATATCCACCAGTTCTTTCTTGTGACAGTATTTCAATATTATCAATAGGTAAAAACTGCATAAATATTCCTTGACCTATTCTTGTGTGTTTTTCTATGATTACTTCTTTATCTGTGATGTTGTCATATAGAAAAGTGATATGTCCCTCATTACTTTTGTTGTTGTAAAATCCTTTATCAATAACAGCAACACTGTTACTCATTCTCAGTCCGTATTTCTTTGCCATACTAGATCTAGCGAATAACAGAAGTACTTCACCATCATTCATATAAGCTTTAACCCCTGTAGGAATTAAGTTGTTAATTGTTCCAGGTCTCAAGACTACTCTTTCTGCAGTGTAGAAATCAGCACCACCATCACCAACATTTGCAATCACAGGTAGTTTACCATCATATCCTTTTACAAGTTCAAATCCTCTCATTTTATTCTCCTTTCTTCTCTATATAAACTAAAATACTTTCATCTTTTATGTAATCTAAAAATTCTTCAACAAAATCACAATCACTTTTTAAATACATTCTAGATAAAGCTGCTACTAAGTTGTCACTTGTAATTTTCACATGATCAAATAGTTCACTCTTAACTTTTAAATGTTCACCTTTAATAACTATCATCTTCTATACTCCTTTCAATTCATTTAAATCTATATCTAATGCATTTGCCAACCTTACAACATAATCAAATTTTAATGTAGCATTTATCCTATATCTAAAATTGTAAATGCACGTTTTTGGCACACCACTTATTTCTGATAATTCAGTAGGTTTGATTTTCATCTGTTCGATTTTCTCAATTAGCACCTCTCTAAATTTCATACTGTATTTAATGTTGTTTTTTCTGCTTACCTTATATCTAGTCATTGCTTTCACCGTCTTCAAATGCAAACTTGCCGCGTTCATCTAATATATAGAACGGTAATAACGTTGCTCCTAGTAGCAGTGCAAGTATTGTTCCCCATTCAATATTACTTAAAATGAACACACACACAGCAATTACAACACAAGTCCAGTAGTAAGTGTTAAATTTTCTTCTTCTTAAGTTATTCATTTTCTTAAGCTCCTTTCTTTAAGCGTTTTTCACGTTTTTTGTCAAGCTCCTTTTGATTGATGTAATTGTAAACTCTTATTTTATGGAAAGTAATATTAGTCTCAATCAAACCTTGCATGAATTCATATGAATTCTCTAGTCCTTCTAGCTCTTGAATATAAGCGTTAAATTTTGGTGTTGACTTATCCATCTTTAAGAACTTTTTTAATTCACTTCTAGTCAACCAATTTTCTGGTTCTTGAATTTTGTCTTCATATGCTTTGTACATTTGATCACCTCCCTTATTTTTTAAGAAATAACTTTTAAATTCTTAGGTATAATTAGTTGTATGTAATCTAAATTTACATATTTAATAGTCGATTTATCAAAGGTTAACTTCACAAAACTACTTGATACTTCGGCTATTTCTTTTGGAATATCATTTGATAGAATACAATTTTCAAAACAAGTATCATCCAGAAATATTATCTTCTTGATCTCCATTTTCCCTTCTCCTTTTCTTTAAATTTAATACATAATTTCCTTCTTATTTTTTGAAAAACAATAGCTTCTACCAAACGCATCTAACTGCAACCAAGACTCAGTATATAATCTATTGTCTTCTTCATAAGCCGTTAGATAATGTTTTGTACTTAGCACTACTTTAGAAACTAAACCAACAGTTGCTAATGTTAGTGCTATTTTTGTTTTAGTTTTCATCTTTAACCTCCTAATTTTTATACACTTCTTTTAATTCAGTAAACATGTTATTAATTAATTTGTTAATTTTCCTAAACTGATATAATATCATTGTTAAGGTAGTAATAACTATCGATATAAATCCATTTAGCACGGTTGTAACAAATTCTTTATAAATCTCCATCTCCACTCCTCCTTTCTACTCTCTTGAAATAAGAGAGTTTTTAGTTTGTTTGAATTAAATTCACAATACGTGAACCTAACTTCTAAAAAAAATATCACTAACTTTCTTATTAAAAAAAGTCGCAATTTTAATTTTTGTTTCATCTCTAGGAATACGTTCTTCTAGTTCATACTGACTAACAGCACTTGTTGAAACACCTAATTCTTCTGCTAACTGACTTTGATTAAGTTCTTTAGCTTGCCTTAATTGTTTGATTCTTTTTCCGAATCCTTCCATTTTTTCACCTCCTAACTTCACGTTTTGTGTTGTTGATTATATATTACCACCTATTTTTTTATTTGTCAACACGTATTGTGAATTTTTTAAACTAGAAGTTGATTTTTTTCACAAAACGTGATATTATAATTTTAAGAAAAGAGGTGTTCTTATGAATTTCAGAACTAGATTAAAACAATTAAGAAATGAAAAAAAGATAAATCAACGTGAATTAGCTAATTTTTTAAAAGTTGCACCTTCTACTATATCAATGTATGAAAGTGGACAAAGAGAACCTAATTTTGAAGTTCTTGAATCTCTAGCTGACTTCTTTAACGTAGATTTAAACTACTTATTAGGAAAATCAGATAAAACTACTAAATTAATGTTAGAAGACTCACAACCCACCCAAGGTCTACAAATCCCAGTCTTAGGTACAGTTGCAGCAGGAATACCTATTTCTGCCGTTGAGGATATACTGGACTATGAGGAGATAGACTCTTCATTCCAAAGTCAAGGAGAGTTTTTCGCACTACGAATCAAAGGTGACAGCATGCAACCTAAAATGGACGATGGAGATGTTGTTATTGTCCGTCAACAATCTGACGCTAACAGTGGAGATACTGTAATTGCATTAGTTAACGGAGACGATGCAACGTGTAAGAAGCTTCAAAAAACTGAAAATGGAATAATGTTGTTAAGTACAAATCCTAATTACTTACCTATGTTTTTCACAAATGAAGAAATACAAACTAAACCAGTTGTGATATTAGGTAAAGTTGTAGAATTGAGAAGTAAATTTTAAGGAGATATACATTATGTTTTTTAAAAAAGATCCAGAAAAAGAACGTCTTAAACAAGAACGTAAACAAAAAGAATTAGAACTAAAAGAACAAAAGAAAAAAGAAAAAGAACTGTTAAAAGTTAAATCAAAAGAAATAGCAGATGAAAATAAGGTTAGAAGAACTGAATTCAAGAAAACACTAACTTATCCAGGTATAATGATTGATGAAATATCAGAGTCGTTTAAGTTAAATAACGATTATTTCAAAGTGTTTAAGTTTGATGAATTAGTAGATTATAAACTTATAGAAGATGGTGCAAAAGTTGCTCAAGGCGGAGTTTCAATAGGTCGTATAGCAGCAGGAGGAATCTTATTAGGTGGTGCTGGAATGATAATAGGTGGTTTAACTGGTAAGAAAAAATTAGAAGATCAAGCTACTGAATTAAAGATAGAATTCACAGTTACAGGTTTAAATGAAGGTACATACAGTATCGATTTACTAAATAAACCTATCAAGACAAACAGTCTAGTCTATAAAGGATTAGTAATAAACGCTAAAGAAATAATTGAATTTTTCGATAAAATATCAAATGTAGAATAAATAAAAAAAACTCTCCACCCCGCCAAGAGTATGAGAGTTTATAAAATGTGTATGGTATACACATCGTAGTACTAATAGTATATCATACACATCTACTTAAAATCAAGAAAGGATGTGTATTTTTATGTATAGAGAGATCACGCATAACGGTAAATATAGATACGTTCAATCTTTCAAGGATAAGGACGGTAAAAACAAACGTGTTTCAATAGTAAAAAATAATAAAACACGTGCTACTGAGAAAGAAGCATATGAGGAATTACAGGAGAAGATCAATAAGATTTTAAATCCAGTTCAAGAGGTGCATAATTTAGGTTACTATAAAGAAAAGTATCTGGAATTTAAAAAACCGCTGTTAGCCTATCATTCATATCTAATTTATGAAAATGCCATTAAAAAATTAGATGATGAAGAAAAGTTAAAAGATATCACTAAAATAGTGTATGATGAAAAATTAATGAAGATGAGGGGAGAATTTTCTCCTCAAAATATTAAAGTAATTTGTATTATTTACAATAACTTTTTCAATTTTATAAAAAAATACTATGTCTCTAGCTTTAATGTAAAGTTAGAGTTCAAATTGACAAAAGAAGAAAAAGCTTTAGAATTACAAAAAATAAAATACTTAGAAAAAAATGAAATTCCTAATATTCTAAATAAAATTAAGAATAACACGGTTAGAAGTATAGCCGTTTTACAACTCCACACAGGGTTAAGAATAGGTGAAGTCTTAGCACTTACTCCAGAAGATGTTGATTTTAAGAACAAAACCATTTCAATAAATAAAACAAAATTAACTAACGGAGAAGTCAGTTCACCTAAAACCTTGTCAAGTATCCGAACTATTGAAATATCTGATTTTATAGTTAAATTATTACTTGATTTTATATCAAATAAAGAGTTTATTTTTAAAATCACATATAAAACTATAACAAGACATTTACAACCGCTAAATATTAACTCACATATATTTAGACACACTCATGTGGCGTTGCTTATAGAAGAAAATATACCTATCAAAGTTATTTCTGAAAGATTAGGGCACTCAGATATTAATACTACCTTATCAATTTATACTCACGTTACGAAGAATATGAAAATAAACTTAAGGAATAAACTTGATAACCTTTCCCCATTTATTCCCTATTCTTAATAAATAAAATGCACCGAGATTGATATTAAAAGCCTCAGTGCATTTTTTTCATATTATTTAGAATTATATTTACTCTTCTAAATTTGAAATATAACAAAAGATAATAGGTGTATAAAAGGTGTATTTACCAATATATCAGAGTATATTTATCGTATTTCAAAATATAACAGGAGTATTCAAAAATATAATAGATTTTAACAAGTATTTAGATGCTTTTTCCCTAAATTTTCCCCACGAAAAAAAGCCCCTTATTTTGGGGCTTAAATTCTATCGTGTATTATGTAAGAATGATAATATAATTTCATCACGATCTAAAACAGCTTGATATTCTTTCATATAAAACTGATATGATTTATCACAATCATCACCACTATCAACCTGGAATATTAATTTCTCGTATTCATCTTCTTCCATATTTCCTAAATGTGCTTTTAATTCATCTACTGAATAGCAACAAGTGCAATCGTTAGGTTTATCATCAGTCCAGTAAGTCACTGTTGCTCCTTCATCTAATACTAACTCATTAACAACAATCATCATTTTATCATAATTTCTCATTTTTAATTCCTCCGCATATCTAATTAATTTTTTTGCTACTTTAAAACTCATATTTTCTAATTCATACTTACCACTTCTGTAATTTTGAATAACACTCAGTGTCAATCCTGTATCTTTTGAAATTCTATAATCAGTTAAATCACTGTTGAATAATTCTTCTATTTGTTTAATTGCTTGATCTATCATATTAAGCTACCTCTCCGTATGCAAATGTAACGTTTGTGTGTTCTTTTTTAAAGCAACTTTTCGGTATCCATTTTTCAAAAAGTCCATACTCAGTAAAGAATGCTATTTTATAAGCTTTCTCAGTTTCTTTTACAATAACCTCATCTTCAATTTTAATTAGTGCTTGACGTTGTTTTGTTGTGAATTCTTTGTCAAAGAACCATTTAGCAATTCCGTAAATGTAATTTTGGCTTTCTCTATCAAAAGCTTTATCTTCTTTGCTAGTTCCTAAATTGTAAATAGCACTTGAGATAGCTTGATTTCCAAAACGTTTTTTATCATACATTTTAACTTGTCTGTAAACTTCTTTTAATGCTAATTGTAAAGCTAATTGATAGTTTCCTACTTCTTTTACAATTCCTTTTGCGATTTTATGTGCTGTTGTGAAGATGTGTTTTTTAGTCATTGTCTTGTCCTCCTGTTCTTTACATTATTAATTATACCTTATATAAGGTATATAGTCAATAGATATTTTAAAACTTTTTAAAAAATTGCATAAAAAAACAACCCCCACTAAAAGTGAGGGCGTTGTAAGTGTTTTTATCCTTCGTATTTGTAGGTTGAAAGGACAAATTTATTTTAACACAAATATATTTTAAAATCAATTTAGAATACACTAGCTTCAACTAAATATTCATCCTCTAGCCATTGATTGCTAGTGTGTGAACCAATTCTACTCCAGCCATTTTTCTTTTCATAAACGTACACTTCAGTACCTTTTACCATGAATTCCTTGTCGGTGCTGTTTACGTTAGGTTCAGTCTCAAGGTAATAATCTTCGCTTAAATAACCTCTGTAATATGGTTGCTCTCTATTTTCAAGTGTTGTGTTGCTATCAAGTACATCTAACTCAACCTTAGTTGGTGCGTTAGTTACCACTCCACTTTCAACATCTTTTTTAAACTGTTCTTTAGAAATACCCCATTTAGCTAAATAAGGATATGGATCTACATGGTCTGAGAAGTTGTCTGGTTGGTTGTAAGTGCAATAATAATGCGTTTTGATACCTTCTAGACTATCACTATCAACTGTTACTGGAATTCCTCCCTGTATAGCTAAATCTCTTAGCAACTGAATATAAATTTCATAATCAGCTCTAAACTCCTCATAAGTTCTATGGCTTTCAATAAGTTCAACTGCTGCGAACGTTTCATTGTTCCAACCTCCACCAACGTCCCAAGCTCCTTGACCTACATATGCTGTTTGGTAAACTTTACCATTTCCAACTACATGTGTGTAAAATCCGCTGTTAAGGTCTTTATTTGCCATGTAAGTCGCTTCTCCACTAGCTTTACTAGTTGGATTTCCAGTTGAGTGAGCGTGCACTTGTCTGTATGGTGCTACACCAACTTGAGGTGTTTGTCGTAAATAAGTAGTATCTTCAGTATAAGTCATATTTGTTTCATCCTCCGTATAATCAATTTGCGGTCTTATCCAACCTATCACTCCTGTAAAGTCACGTTCGTTATATCTTGCTGGACCTCCAACTGTTAAAGCGTCTGCGTTTCCGTCAATGTTCTGTTCAATAGTCTTAATCGTATATCCGTCACTATCTTCTATTACTACTCCAGTATGTCCGAATTGATGTGTCGGCACTTCCATAACAAACACATCTCCAGCCTTAGGATTAACTCCTGGTGCGTTGTAAATCACTTGTAAACCTTGTTCTTTAGCATTGTCTAGTAAATCAATAGCATTTCCGAAAAGTCTTATCTTCCAGAACGTCCATAAGTAGTAGTTTATCCAGTCAACACATTGACTGCCATAGTATCCGTCAAAATCATGAAGTTTGTTTACTTCTGATTTTAGAAAATCTAGTATTTTTTTAAGTAAAATCATTGTCTCACTCCTTTTAAAATTATATAAAAAAGACTAGATATAAACCTAGTCTTGTGTATTTAAACCCGTTTAAACGTTAATTCAAGAACCCCTGTGTCAGTCGTAACTGCCTTAAAAGGAACAGGGGCATTGATATTTAAATTATACCATTATTTCTCTGAATTATCAATTTCTGAGTTGTTTTTTACAGTTTGTCTGTAAATTTGATGTACACCAACAGCACCAACTCCAAGCGTAATAGCTGTTGCATCTTTAAACAGGATAATTCCTATCAGTCCTCCTAACACTCCTAGAAAGTTAGGAATCATTTCATTTGGAAAGAATTTTGACTCTTTCAAAAACTTCCCTAACATTCCTAAAAGCGTTACTATTAAGAAAACTAACGCTGGTTTCAAAACTTCTAATTGTTCCATAATTTTCACCTCCTTTCTTATGGCAATTGAACAGGCCACGGTTCTTCTGTTAAATAAGAAATTGCACTTACTCGAATATCTCCAATATCTCTATCTGTTGGGATAGGGTCATTGAATGTAAATTGAATGAAATTTAAGTCAGATTTACCGCCTAAATACCAAATTCCATAAGGTCTACCTTTATCGTCATAAGTTGGTCCTACAAGTGAATTTTCACTTCTAAAGCCTTCGGGAATTCCGTTAGGATAAGTAAGTTTAGCCCCTTTGTCTCCACTGCTATTGTGTCTTACAAATCCAGGTCCATTTCGTTTACCTACGCCAAACCAACCCCATTGAAGACCTCCAAATTGATATGTTACTAAATTATTAACACGTCTGATTTTAATGAATGAGTTGCCCGCTCTTGAGACACTGTTTAACGTTCTCCAGCCGGTGTCACCTATTAAGACTTCCCAACCTTGATTTCCACCGTCAGTAGTCTTGATCCATTTCAAAGCTCCATTAGTTTTGTTTTTATCGACGTAAGTAGTTCCTATTTCAGCTTCTACTACACCGTTAGGCATACCTGTTCCGTGAATTTCATATTGATTAGCTGGCAGTGGTTGATTAGTATTAGTTTTGCTTTCTAACGCTGTTACACGACTTACTAAAGCACTATCATTGTATGGTGTTGGTAATTCTTCCTTAGTGACATAATTTGATAAATCAGAAATATAGCCTTTTTCAGCTAATTCAGTTTTAGTTACAACATTATCTTTGAAAGTATTAAATTCAGTAGTATCAAGTTTATTATTTAATTCTGACTTACTGACAGCAATATTTCTTAACACTTCTAAATCACTAGTAGTAGCAAGATGTGTTAGTGGTTGGTGTTCGGTTAAGTAGTGCTTATTCTCTAGTTCTTGCTTAGTCACAAGGCTTGATAAATCTTGATGTTGAGTTAAATAATTTTTAGTGTTTAACACATCTTCTGTTAGGTAGTTTTTACCGTTCAGAACTTCTTCGGTAATATATCCCTTAGTGCTTAGTTCTTCTTTAGTAACCACATTATCTAACCTTTGATGTGTAGTCAGATACCCTTTGTTATTTAATTCTTCTTCAGTAACATAATGTTTAGCTTCTAATTCATTTTTAGTAACTGCATTAGCTAATTCTTCTTTTGTTGCTAAATTTGAAGTATCAACACTACCACCAGTTGTTGATCTATTCTCCAACGCTGTAACACGTTCATTTAGTGGAATATCATTGTATGGTTGCGGTATTTCAGATTTTAAAGCATACGGTGTTAAATCTTGATGTTGTGTTAAATATCCTTTCTCATTTAATTTATCTTCAGTAACAAAAACAGAAGTATCAATCGCAGGCTTATTTTCAAGTTCAGTAAGTCTGTGTTTTACTTCTGTGTCGTCATATTTAGTATCTTTATCTTCTTTAGCTTCCAACGCTACAACACGATTTCTTAAATCGCTATCGTCATACGCTCCACCTGCAATAGCTTTGCTTTCTAATGCTGTTATACGCTCTTTTAGCGGTGTATCGTCATAAACGGTGTCTTTATCTGGTTGTTCCTCTATCAAAGACACTCTTTGAGCTAATGTACTATTATTTAAATGTAGTTCGGTTACATAGCCCTTACTCTCTAATTCGTCCTTAGTCACTAAATGTGAAGTATCAACTGTTGGTTGACTGTTCCTAACCTCTTGCAATTCTTCCTTAGTAGCTAGATCACTTACATCTGAAATGTAATGTTTTGCTTCTAACTCCTCTTTAGTCACAAGGTTGTCAGCTAATGGTTGACTACCACTAACATTTCTTAGTTCTTCTTTAGTAGCATATCCAGATAAATCTACAGGTGGTTTATTCTCAAGAGTAGTTAAACGTTCCTTAACTTCAGTATCGTTATATTGTTGTGGTATTTCAGATTTTAAAGCAAAGTTTGAAGTATCTTGATGTTCAGTCAAATAATTCTTACTAGCTAACTCATCCTTAGTCACAAGGTTATTCACATCAACATTAGGTTTACTCTCAAGTGCTGTTAGACGTTCTCTGACGTTCGTATCATCATAGATAGTGTTATTATCCTCTTTCGCTTCTAGCACGCTAATACGACCTTTTAATTCGCTATCGTCATATACTGTATCCTTATCAGTCTTTAATTCTAATGCTAGTACTCTATTTTTTACTAATTCAAAGTTTGTATTGTCAACTGCATCAGTTTTTTTAGCGTATATTTCTTCAGCCTTAGCTTCAGTTAAAAGTCCTTCTGTTGCTATTCCACCAACGTTTTTTAAGGCTTCTTTTAATTCATCCTTTGTCACAACGTCTAATCTGTCAACGATAAAAGTATTGTTGATAAATCGTTCCTTAACTTCGTAACGGTTCATTTTGTCAATTTCAGATACTTTAACTTTAAACTTAAATCTGAAAGTATCAGATGTTCTTTGTTCTTCGTCAAAATATAAGTAACAAATTACCGTTTCATTTTGAGTTATTAAAGTAGTATCAAACGTTACTTTTACTTTATTTCCTTCTACCGTTCCAGTAGTTTTCCAGATTTTATTACTTTCTGTGAATTTGAATAAAGCTATTACTTGCTCAGTCGTAAGTGTGTCATTTAAAATCTCAAACTCAAAAGATCCGTTATTTTTATCATAAGAGTATAATTCCGAATAACTATCTTCAGTTTTTCTTTCTCTTGTCGTGTTGTCAAAATCTATTTTAATTAATTTTTTCATCTGCTAGTCCTTTCCGTCCAGTTCATCTCTTAATTTTTCTAATCGCTTTTTAATTCCATTCGGAAATGGCACTCCTAAAGCACTTAGATTTTCGATTAAAGATAGACAATATCCAACTGTGAAGAATAATAGAAAAGCTGTTGCAAATTCATTAAAGCCTAAATACAGCATATACGGATATACTGTGATACACATGATTGCAACAATACCATGTTCAATTAATCCTTTTCTGTTTACTGTTGAATTTAGTTTTTTTGTTACAAAAGCCTTTGCTAGTCCAGTTAAAACATCAAGCACAATTATTAATGTAAATGCATGGATATAAACGTCCTTAGCTAAATGGTAATAGCGTTCGGCTAGTTCCGGTAATGTAATTTCCATTAATTAATCTCCTTTCTTTTCAAAATAAAAGAGGGCTATTAAGCCCTCCTTAAAATTATTGTTTGTCTTCAGCAACTTCAGCTAATCCCATTTTATCAAGTTCAGCTTTCACTAGTTTGCGAAGTTTTTTGTTCTTGATCTCATCTAATGTCATTAGTCCATCAAGAATTGTTAATGCTAAATATTTAACCATCATGCTATTTCCTCCTTTCATAATTTCTAAAAATATCATGCTAGACAGTTGTAGCTTCTCTAGAACTGCTACTACTTTCTTTTTCATCTTCATCATCCTCCTTAGCTGGATATGTGATTTTCAAGTGTGTTGCTAAAAATTGTAATTTAGCGTCTATATCTTCAAAATTGTTTTCCCACTCAAACTCCTTAACAACACTTTGAGCTAACGTTTTACGAGTTGTATCAAGTGTTGCTGTTGACTCTTTCAACGCTTTTTCCATTGCTGTAAATTTTTCATTCTCAGCTTTGTTAGGGTAAGTATCTTGATAGAACTGATCAAGTGCCAGTTGTACTATTTCATCTTCTGACTTGCTTAAATGGTCTCCTTTTAGCGTTGTTTCAATCACAGTCCCACCGCTAGTACTAAAAATACTAACAATGGTTGTGAGTACTGCTCCGTTGCTGTCATAAGTGGCACGTGCATAGTTTTTCTTATATGTTGCCATTGATTATTTCCTCCAGTTTAGTTAATCTTTCATTCATTTCATTTAGTTGTGATTTAAGTTGTTGATTTTCGGCTGAGAGTTCTTGAATAGCTTTAATTAGGTAAGGTTGCATTTCAAAAGGTGTATAAGATTGAATACCGTTTGGATAAACTAAATGTGCTTCATTCATGTGAATTTCAACATCTTGTGCCATTATCCCGCATTTAATATGTTTACTTTCTTTGTCGGTCGGTAATTTAATATCATAATCGTAGCATTTAAGATTATTTATTATTTCTAATCCGTTAACTTCTGTCGGTTTGATGTTTGATTTGTAGCGTCTATCCGAACCACTCATGGTTACATAATTCCAATATTGTGCTAGTTCATCATCTTTCGGGCCAACTGATCCTACATAGTATCTTATCCAAGTTTTACCGTTTTCTTCTTCCATATATATTTTCTTAATATTTGGAGAATAAGTATACGTTCCAGTTGAATAGTGAATTACTCCACCGTAAACAGCCATTCCCTTGGCAAAAACTGGCGTATTCTTGCACGTCATAACACCTTGTGCATTTACCCACCATGCGTTCGGTCCTGCTTTTGTCCATTCATTGCCCCAAGCTGCCCAAACTTGAGCACCTCGACTACCTACGTTAACACCTTGGTTTATTCCGCATTCAAAGTTATTAGTTCCTGTTAACCAGTAACTATTGTCGTTAGGGTTGTGTCCTATCCTAAATCCACCTATATCTCCTGTGTAAGCTCTTAATACTCCACTAATATCAACCTTATCAGCGTTGATTTTAACCACGCCTTGAGCAGGTCCTTCTCCTGTTGTCTCCACACTAGCGTTGATAGCTGCTATAACATTATCTTTACTAACTTTAAGCTCAATTTCATCTTTAGTCTGTTTAATAGAACTTTCAAGCCTACTATTCTGTAAGTGAACGTCTTCTGGTGCTGGAGAATATTTTGAATAAATTTTATTACCTTCGCACATGTAAGGAATTGAGATGCAAAATCCAGCATTTTGCACAGCGTAAATCCAAAATGAATATTCACCGGTGTCAAAGTCTCTATCCGCAGTAAATTGATATACTTTCAATTCCCAAGTGTCGCTATGACTATCAATAGTATCCATCCTAGTGTTCCATAAGATAGAGCCTGTATTATGATTTTTTATTTCAGCATAAATTCCTGCATTATTTTGATGCCCTGTAATCCAGTAAAATGGAATTTTTATCGTAAATTGTTGACCTTTACGAATTTTGTTAACAGATAGGTTAAATCCTACACCTTGCCACACATAATTATTGTTGTGTTCTGAAATAACATATAAGTAAGTATTACCTTCATATAAAAACCTTATCTCGTTCGAAGTATTCTGTCTAATCTGTGTATATATACCAACTTGAGATGTTCCATCCCATTTCTTACCGAACACATTATACTCGCTGTCTGAAAGCAACCTACTACCGATTATTAAGTTTCTATTTTCTTCATTTGCTAAAGTTTGATATTTAACTTCTCCTATCGTTGAGTCAAATCTATCAATAGTGCTTTCAAAAGTCTTGTATTTCTTAGTAATTTCTTTTAATTCAACTATATCTGGAACGTTTTCCATTCTAGCGTTTGCGACGGTATTTAAGCCTTTGTAAGTAATTAACACAATAACTTCAAGTGGTGTTCCATTCTGTTCATGATTACCCCAATCAACGTTAGTTATTCCTCCGTTGTTGTCAAAATTAGCATCCCAAAACCCGCTCCAGTCTGTTCTGTTACCACCCTTGTATTTAACCTGTGCATTAAATCCACTAGTTATCTTTTGACCGTCGTAGAACACATCTAAATAAGGTTTAACATCAGTTGTGATTGAGTTTATATATCTACCTTCAAAACGTAAGTTAGCAGTCAAACTGTGACCTTGTAAGTCTTCCTGTGCTATGCTCCAAGGTTGCACCGTGTCACCTTGAATTACTCTAGCGTTAGTAATTTTGATTTTAGCATTAACATTGTCAGCTCTAAATCTAGCTCGTTTACAGTCTAACAAGTTATTATCCATTGTTAACGTTCTTACATACGTTCCTTTTGTAGGATTGATATCCTGGCCCATCCAAACACGGTATTGAACATCGTCATGCCATTCAAAATTTAATTTACTGATTTTCTTATTGCTTCCGTTAGGTAAGACTTCATAATCAGCTATGAATGTTACTTTATCACCATTTTTAAAACCTAAATCTCTGAAATTTTTGTCATCAACAAGCTTAAAAGCTTCTTGAACATCATGGACATCATTAATAGCTAACAATACTTTCTCATCAGCTGTTCCGCTAAGATAGTTTCTAGCGTAAGACTTACCGTCCTGTCCGTTTTCACCTTTAATCTTAACCCATTTATACTTCCTATAATCAGTACTATCAGCAACTTCAAAATCACTGTAAGTCCCGATGTACTGCTTACCAGTACTGTTAGTTGTGCTAAAATCTCTGTCTCCTGTAGGGCTGTTAGAATAAGCTGTATGGAAATATGGTGTACGACCATCAGCACCTTTAGCTCCAGGTACACCGTTTGCTCCGTCTTCACCTTTAATCTTACTCCATAAATAACTACTTGCTGTTGTTGGTGGAGTTTGGCTTGTTCCTGTATAAATTCCAATGTATTTCAAGTTGGAATTGTCACTCATATTAGCACCGTTTGAATAATCGCTGTACTTACGGTGAATGTAGTTACTTACTCCATCTTCCCCCTTCATTTTGAACCACTTATAAGCAGTCTTATCTGTTGGTTGTGTTGGAGATGTAGTCCTTGCAACTCCCATGTATTTCTTAGGTTCACGCCCGAAATTACTACCATCAGCATTATCTGAATAAACTATATGTGTATATTTATCATTCGTAATTGATGTTTGTTGCAAATCAAACCATTCAAAATCACTTGCTACTGGTGTGCCTTCTTTAAACACATAACCGAAATATCTATACTTATGATACTGTGCTGGTTCGTTTACTGGATAATCACTATAACGCTTATCACCCTCGTATATTACGAACCAATCAATTTGAACACCCGTCCAGTCTTCATCTTCGGGTACTAAGACGAATTTAAATAACACATCATCAACGTCGTTTGTTGTTGTGAATGTTATTGACTTAGTTTCAAGTCCTCTGAATTCTAACTGACCCCAACTGTACTGCTCACTAGTCTTATTATTTCTAAAATAAGCCCACAACTTATTACTATTCCCTTTAGCCCTAGCTGTCAGAGTGTATTTAGTGTTAGGTTTAAAACTTAAAAACATATTAGCTTGCCAAATATCGCTAATATCATTATCGTTAACAATATTTACTCGTGGTCTGTTTTTAGCAAATAACTTAGCATTTTCATCTGGTTCAACAAGTGTAAAATCAAGTCCATTTAAGCTATTAGAATAAGCCTTGTATAGCTTGCCGTCCGACTTAATCTTAGTCCAACTATACTCACTAGCACTTGTAGGGGCTTGTTGCTTGTCTCCAGTGTATATTCCGATGTATTTTAGCGTTGAGTTGTCACTCATGTTTCTACCATCAGCAAAATCACTGTATTTTTTATGGATGTATGAGCTTTTACCTTTAAGTTCTTCTTTAGTCGGTAAGTTTTTCTTAATATCACCTACTATTTCCTGCACCTTACCGTTAACTACTGTTTTTACCGCTTCATTAATAGCACTTTGCTCCATATGGAATTCTCCTGTGTCTAAATCCCAGTAACTTCGACCGTCAGCAGATTGAATACGACCAGCTCTTAACACACCTGTATTAATTAAATCTAACGTTGCACCTCTTCCATCAAGGAATGTTTTCCAGTTCCACTCTCCTGTAGGTTTTTTGCTGTTCGCTATAGCAATTTTTCCAGCTCCCATATAAACTACTTTAGTAGGATTTTGATCAATAGGCTTATCGAATGAATAATATCCAGCAGGTACTTTATATTCATTATCGGCTTTTAAGTCATAATTATAACCATCTTCATTAATCAACTTATCAGATAGTCTTTCTCTTATCTTATCAAGCCAATAAACTGTGTCGTCTTGAAAGTTCTTCATCTCTTTAGCTAATTCAATAGTTCTACTAAACGGAGATGTATTAACCTTATCACCTATTCCAAATTCAGTAAGTTTATTGTTAACTAAATTTCTTTTAACCTTAAATACTCTTGTTTCATATTTAATACCTAGTTTAGGATTAAATATCCCAACAGTATCACCTAATTCAAGATTACCAATATTTAAAACCTTAGCACTATACTCTACTTGCATCCTACTATTTTTTTCAAGCCATTCATAAGAAAGCCTTAATAGTTTTTCTTTATCCGTTTCATCTTGAAATTCAACAATTTTAATACGTGGTTTAGTACCTTTTTCAAAACCGTATAATTTAGTCATAGCAGGTATTTCCACGTACTCTTGACCTACTGGCTTATCAACTGGTTGACCGCTTGTTCTTCTCCATTCAACGTCTTTAAATGATATTCTACGACCATACCCTCCTGTGTCAGTCTCTTCACCTTTACCACGACCAACAACTGCTGTATAAATCGCACCTTGTGACTTCTTCTCACTAACTGTTAGTAAGTCTCTACCGTGGACAAATACTTTTCCGTTCCTTGCTCCCAGTCTAGTGAAAACATCTAAATATCTTCCTGTGATTTTCCCACGACTAAATTCTAATCGTGGTTTAATCTCAATCTGTGTCGCTTCAATCAATTTACTTAAAGCTTCCTTACGTGTCACATAGTAGAAATTCCCTGTATATCTTCGTTGTATGTTAACTGTACCTAGTTGCCATCGTGAACCATCTAAAATAGTTGTCAGTACTCCTACTAATTCTCTATTAGTTGGTCTGAAGTCTTTTACGTATCCGTCACTTTCCATATCGTCAAAAAACGTATGCACACCGACTATTTTCACATCAGTAGTGCTAGTTTTTGTTACATGGTCTATTTTATACAGATGAAATATTCTATTGTCAGAATAATCTTTATGTCCTATATAAGAGGCTTTCTCAATTAATTCAGAATATACCACAGTACATTCTATCGTTTGGATTTTATTTATTTCTTCGTTCTGAATACCTTCTAACGGGCTTACAGTCCCTATTAGCTTTTCATCGTTGTTAAACAGAAATAATTTCATTAATACATCCTCTCTTTCGTATAAACTTCTAACACTCGACTGTTACTGCAAGTAATAATATCACCTTGTTTTACTGTAAAATCAAAGTCACTTTCCACAAAATCAATTAATTCACTTCTTACTAAGCTGTTAAGTTTTAACGGATAATCTTTGTTCAAATCAATCTCAAGCACATCACCAACAGCAAATGAAGTGTGATTAATTATTATCTTTTTGGTAGTAGTTTGATTTTTAATGATAAAGAAAGAATTTTAAAAGCCTTCTCAAAATTGAAGGAACGAAAAATATTAAAAACTGAAGACGAATTACTCTCCCAAGACAGAATCTCTTTTGAAAATGCTATTTTCGAATCGTTTGGGATTATAGACATAATGGACAATGTGAGCGAATCACTACTGTCGATGCAACGAGCAAGGAAATCTGTTATAGCAAGAGGATAGCTATATGGCGCGACCAAGAAAAGACGGAACATACATCAATTATTACATCGACCGTGAACTGGTCGAGAAACTTCGTGATTACGCCGAAGAAAAAGGACAAACAATGACAATGGCGTTGGAAAGAATCCTCGAAGATTTTTTCCAACAAGTAAAATAGGCGGTAAGTCAT